TCATCAGCGACCTGCGAGCCATTGGCATGGACATTCGCAGCACATCGGGCAAGCAGACCAGGGTAGACCTTGGCTGCCATGTGTCCGGCAGCCTGGACGCCATCATCGAGTCAGGAGTGCCAGAAGCGCCAAAGAAGCGCCATGTGGCCGAGTTCAAGACGCACAGCAAGAAGTCATTCGACGACCTGCTCAAAGCTGGCTCAGTGGCCAGTGCCAAGTTTGAGCATTTTGTGCAGATGCAGCTCTACATGCACGGCACCGAGATTGATCGGGCCTTGTACGTGGCGGTCTGCAAGGACGATGACCGCATCTACACAGAGCGCGTGCGATATGAGAAGGATGTGGCTGAGAGGTACATCAGGCGTGGTTATTTGCTGGCGCAGGAAGACCGCATGCCGCCACCAATCAGCACAGACCCGAGTTGGTATCAGTGCAAGTTCTGTGATGCACATGATTTCTGCCACCAGAGCAAGACCACTGAGCATGTGAACTGCCGCACTTGCGCCCACAGCACGGCCAAGTCGGACAGCACCTGGCATTGCGCCAAGTGGGATGACACGATACCGCTGGAGGCCCAGCGCACCGGATGCGAGAGCCATGTCCTGCATCCCGACTTGGTGCCTTGGCAGCGCAAGGACGGGCCGGACGAGTGGACGGCTGTTTATGTAGTTGGTGGCGTGACCATCGCCAACGGTGACCCAGAGCAAGAAGGTGTCTACAGCTCCAAGGAGCTGCTGGCCAATGCCGCTGCCTGCGCCAGCGGTGATTCGTTCATCGCCGAGATGCGCAAGGACTTCGGTGGGAGGATTGTCGGATGATCGACTTCATTTCATCAAACCCAAACGCGCATCCACAGACAGTGGCTTGCGCTCGCCTGCTGGCCGCGATTACTGCCCAGGCCATTGAGGATGCATCGAGCAAGCAGGCCACGGGCGCGGAGAACTTTGCAGCCATAGACTGGCTGTTCAGCAAGACCTCTTCGTTTGAAGATTACGCTCGGCTGATCGGCGCGGACGCAGAACAAATTCGCACCGCCTTGCTGGAGCCGCCTCCCGACATCGAGCCAAAGAGCAGCAAGTTTGATGCAAGCAATCGCCGCTACTTGAGAGCCTCTTATACGAAGTGGCTGACAAGACGAGCAGCGGAGGAAGCAGCGTTGAAGAAGGCAATGGAGAAGAACACATGAGCGACATCCATTCATGCAGCTACCACTGCAACCGGCCGGAGTGCATCAAAGCGCAGCGTGACGAACTGCGTGATAGGCTGGCGCAGCCAGAGCAGCCCGCCAAGATCGATATTGATTACTGGGTGTCAAGCCGCCCGCAAATCATTGAGGCGCTGGCAAAAGCCGGGTTCACGCTAATGTCAAACGCCAATGGCTTTTGGCTGGAGCCAGCACCCCAGCCAGAGCGGGAGCCGAGCGGGTGGAAACTTGTACCGCTTGAGCCGACGCAAGAAATGCTGCGCGCAACCGAGGCCGGCCCTGTGAACTTCCCATCGTTTTGCTGGAAGGCCATGCTCAGTGCCGCGCCAAACACACCACAGCGCAAGCCAGAGCAGCTAGCACAACTACCGCAAGGATGGAGCGCAGTGCAGGTGCATGGCGGGACGACAAAAGTGTGGCCGATGACAGAGGCGCAAGTCATAGCCGCTTCACTGGCGCAGCCAGAGCAAGAGTCTTTTTCACCCGAAGCAATCAGCGCCACACAGGCGGCGTGGAAGATGGGGTATGACGCTGCGAAGGCAGAGCAGCCAGAGCAGGAGCCTGTGCAATTCAAATGCACAGTGATAGATGATGCCCATCCAAACGGGATTCCTTTAAAACAGTGGGCTAAACCACCCCAGCGCAAGCCGCTGACGGATGAGGAGATGAAAAAGATTTGGTACGCCATGCAGAACATCATGGGGTGGTATTCGTTTCAAGAAATCGCCCGAGCCATCGAAGCCGCACACGGCATTAAGGGGTCGTGATGCTGCGTGACTACCAACAGCGCACCATTGACCAGCTCTATGCCTGGTTCGAGGCTGGCCACCACGGCAACCCGTGCCTGGTGCTGCCGACCGGCTCAGGCAAGAGCCACATTGTGGCCGCGCTGTGCAAGGACGCCCTGCAGAACTGGCCAGAGACGCAGATTCTGATGCTCACGCATGTCAAGGAGCTGATCGAGCAGAACGCAGAGAAGATGCGCTTGCACTGGCCAGGCGCTCCGATGGGCATCTACAGCGCCAGCATCGGAAAGAAGCAGCTCGGTGAACCGATCACCTTTGCAGGCATCCAGTCGGTGCGCAGCAAGGCCAAGGAGCTGGGCCACGTTGACCTGGTGATCATTGACGAGTGCCATCTGGTCAACCACAAGGACGAGGGTGGATACCGCAAGCTGCTTGGTGAGCTGAAGGCCATCAACCCTGCGCTGCGGGTGGTGGGCCTGACGGCCACGCCTTACCGCCTGGGGCATGGCCTGATCACCGACAAGCCTGCGCTATTTGACGCCATGATCGAGCCTGTGACCATCGAGGAGCTGATCTTCAAGGGTTACCTGGCCACCCTGCGCTCCAAGGTCACCAAGGCCAAGCTGGACACCACTGGCGTTCATAAACGAGGCGGTGAGTTCATTGAGGCCGAGCTGCAGGCCGCAGTCGATACCGACGACAACAACCAGCGGGTTGTGCGTGAGGTGATTGATCTGGCTGGCGACCGCAAAGCCTGGCTGGTGTTCTGCACAGGCGTCAAGCACGCCCACCACGTAGCCGAAGTCCTACAACAGCACGGCATTGCCGCTGACTGCGTGACGGGTGAAACGCCGAAGAAGGAACGCGAGAAAATGCTAACCGACTTCAAGGCTGGCCGCCTACGTGCGCTGACCAATGCCAACGTCTTGACCACCGGCTTCGACTACCCTGACATCGACCTGATCGCCATGTTGCGCCCTACCATGAGCGCCAGCCTGTATGTCCAGATGGCAGGCCGCGGGATGCGGGTGAAGTCGCACACAGACCACTGCCTGGTGCTGGACTTCGCTGGCGTGGTGGCCACGCACGGGCCGATCACCGCTGTGCAGCCACCCAAGAAGGCCGGAGATGGCAACGGTGAAGCGCCGGTCAAGGTCTGCGACAACTGCGGTGAGCTGTGCGCCATATCGGTGGCCAACTGCCCTGCCTGCGGCCATGCATTCCCTGAGCCTGAGCGCAAGAAGCTGGAACTGCGCGACGATGACATCATGGGCCTAGAGGGAAAAGACCTCGAGGTGACGAGCTGGAACTGGCGCAGGCACATCAGCAAGGCCAGCGGCAAGGAGATGCTGTCCTGCACATACTATGGCAGCCTGTCCGACAGGCCGATCACCGAGTATCTGCCTGTGCTGCACGACGGGTATGCAGGCGACAAGGCCATGCGCCAACTGATGACGATGGCCACCTCGTCCGGTGCGAATCTGGCCCAGGCCACGCACATGGAAGGCAGCGAAGGGCTGGAATACCTGGCCGTGCAGATGAGCAACAGCCAGCCGCCCAGCAGCATCGAGTACAAGATGGACGGGAAGTTTCACAGGGTGCTTAAAAGGAGCTGGGTATGAGAAAACTTCGTGTTCTTGTGGCTTGCGAATACTCTGGCCGTGTTCGTGATGCATTTATTGCGGGGGGGGGGCAGAGGCCATGAGTTGTGATCTTCTTCCTACAGATGCGCCTGGGCCACATTACCAAGGCAATGTTTTTGATGTCATTGACTACCCTTGGGATTTGATGATTGCTCACCCTCCATGCACCGATCTTTCTGTGTCTGGCGCTCGGCATTTTGAATCCAAAAAAATGATTGGTCGGCAGCAGGCAAGTGCATCGTTTTTTATGGCCCTGCACAAAAGAGCAGACCACATCCCAATGATTGCCATTGAAAACCCGATCTGCATCATGTCCAGTTTGTGGCGTAAGCCTGACCAGATCATCCAGCCTTGGATGTTTGGGCATGGAGAAACGAAAGCAACATGCCTGTGGCTGAAAGGCCTGCCACACCTCAAGCCGACCAATGTTGTCGATGGCCGTGAACAACGCATCCATCTGATGCCACCAAGTGAGGATCGCTGGAAGTTGCGCAGTGAAACCTACGAAGGAATCGCCAAGGCAATGGCTGAACAATGGGGAAAAATAGGAGTGCAAGCATGACCACCAGACCAGCAGAACCACAGTTCCTGCTTGACTACCGCCAGTGGGTGAAGTCCGGGCCGCCGAAGTGCTGTTTTACTTGTGAGCATTTCAACCAGTCTGGCCATTGCCTGGTGTTTGACATGACACCGCCCGAGGACTTTGCGGCCACGATTGATGGCTGCGACAAGTGGGAGTTTGAATGTCCGTTCTAGACCGCATCCCAAGCGAAGATCATGAGCAGATGATGCTTGTGCAGTGGTTCAGGAGAACATTCCCTGATGTTCGGATTTTTTCTGTGCCAAATGGAGGCCATCGGCATCCTGCTGTGGCTGCGAAGATGAAGGCCACTGGTGTCGTCAAAGGCGTGCCGGACTTGTTCATTCCTGCCTGGGGGCTTTGGGTGGAGATGAAGCGCACAAAAGGCGGCAGCCTGAGTGCCGAGCAAAAAGACTGGATCAAGTATCTGGAAAGTGTTGGATTCTGTTGTATAGTGGGAAAAGGTGCTGACGATGCCAAGAGGCAGATCAGTGCCTTTTTCAACCAACGCAAGGAAACACTATGAGCACCCGCATTTACGTGGTCACCGACACCGAGACCAACCGCCACCGCCTGATTCGCGCCGCCAACCAGGCCCAGGCCATCAAGTACGCCGCCCAGACCAGGTTTGACATCGAGGTCGCTGGCCAGGACGATTTGGTGAGCCTGCTGACGCACGGCATTCCTGTGGAGCTGGCCACCGGCCAGGCCACGGCAGACATGTTCGAGGAGGCCGCCATCACCAATGCTGGAGGCACAGACTGATGGCCACCGAGAAGACCAAGGACCGCTACATGACGATCCGCATTCCTGCCGATGTGGAGCTGGCACTGCGCCGACAGGCCGAGCAAGACACCAGGACGCTGGCCGCCCAGGTGCTGCACTACATCAAGCAGGGGCTGGCCGACGAAGGAAAGAAGGTCGCCGCGTGAAGTGCCCTGTCTGCAAGGCCTGGGTACTTGTCAAGGAAAGCCGTCCACGACCTGACAACACCATGTATCGGCGCTTGGAGTGCGCCAATGGCCACCGCTTCGTGACCGAGGAGCGGGTGGTCAGAGTCATCGCTGCGAAAAAGGCAAAAGACTAGGGTTTGTCCCTAGTTGCATAGATTGTGGGAAATCGTGGTAAGATGCAGTCATCGCAACCAACCAGCAAGGAGCTGAACGTGAGCAGACTGATCGAAACCTACCGCAAGTGCCCATCGCCCAGCAACAGGGCCAAGCTGCAGGCCTACCTGCAAAAGCACATGATGGCCGTGTGCATGGCCACCGAACAAGAGATTGCCTTCCTGAAGGCCCATGAGTTCAAAATCTAAGGAGACCACCATGCAGCAAACGCAACAAGAGCAACAACCAACCTGGCTGGCCCAACGATCCAGCCTGCTCAATCCGAACTGGCGCTACGTGCCAGCAGCGTCCACCAACATCATGGAGCGCTTTCGCGCAATGGGCTGGGTTCCACCTTCGGAGGCCAAGAAATGAAGAAGATTCTCAACCTGGCGCTGGCCAGCTTGATCGGCATTGCCTTGGCCCTCCTGATCATGGAGTGGATGGTCGGCTGCGGTGAGACCTACATCGACTCCAAAGGCGTCAGCCACAAATATGCCTGCCTGTTTCTGGGCCTGAAGTGAGCTGCTGCAACCTCAAGAAGATGGCCACCGCCATGCTGGTGGTGCTGGCTGCAATACTGGTGGTCTGCCTTTGGATCGTCCTGATCGCGGCTTCTGCTGCCCTGGCACCAGAGAGGCGCATCATCGACTGCAGCATGGCATCGTTCCACCCGGACTTCACTCCTGCTATGCGCGAGGCGTGCCGCACGCGCAAGCCCATGTAGCAGGTCTCAGGCAGTCATGCTGGCTGCCTTGGCCTTCACATCAGCGACGCGCCTGCCCCAGCCCTTGCCAAAGTCTGTCCAAGTCGGCAAGTTAACAAGAAAAGCAAGCCTGCGCTTGGAGTAGTCATCGACGAGCTGCTGCGCATCGAGGGCCGCCACAGCCGCCAAAGTCTTCGGGCCTATGCCACCATCCTGCTCGACGCCAACGCACGCCTGGAGCCACTTTGCAGCCCTTCCTGGGCCGCTGTTGATGGCGGCATCGAACACAGCGTAATCGACACCGGACGGCAGATCGTCGCCGCGCACCTTGTCCCAGTACTTGGTCTTATACAAAGGTGCCACATCAGCAGGCGTGAGCGCACGCATGGCCTTCTCGTCCACCTCATGGCCACAGTGCTCCTCCCAGACCTTCTTGGTGCAGCCGAGGTTGGTCATGCCACCTGGGTCTTTGGGATGGTTCACAAATCCGCCCTCGTGGTGTAGCACGGCAGCCAGCGCAGCGTCAAAGTTCTGTTTCATGGTGTCCTCACTTGGTTGCTTTGGAGAGCAGATCGGTCTTGGCCTGCGAGCCAGCCGAGCTGCCGAAGTAGTAGGCAATAATCCCAGTCCAGGCGGTGCCAAGGCTGCCGAGCATCATCAGGATCGCCGGATTGTTGCTGTCGATCTGGTTGAAGAACATCATCACCATGATCCCAAAAAATCCCAGCGTCACAGCGCCAGCCAGGATTGGCGGCATCATCGAGCGAGTGGTGGCCTGCATCTCCCTAGCGCTCTTGCGGTCCTCGACCGCCAGTTTCTCGAAGTTCAGGCCCAGCTCCTGCGCCTGCTTTGCCAGCTCGATCTCGGCCAGCTTGACCTGCGCGATCTGGTCTGCGGTCAGCTTGTTGCTGGCAATCAGGTCGCCGACTTCCTTCTCATCGACGCCAATGGCCTTGGAGACAGCCGAGACGGCCATGCCTGCCAGTGGTCCACCGAGCGCGGTGGCAATCGTTGGTGCAATCTGCTTGAGCCAGTC